TGTCCTATTGGTGTGTTATTAAACGATTGTAAAGCGTCCCTTGATGTTGTGGTTGCGTTCTGTGTAAATCTAACACAACTTGGATTACCTGGCATTAAAGTTGAAGCACTTAATACCGGCATAGTATCGGTATTTGTTCCACTTAAAGACCAGGTTGCAGTTCCTTTGGAGTTCCAAAATGAAACATAATCAGTTCCACCACTTGATATTGTAGTTAAAGTTGTATTATCGCTCGCATCAAACCAAAGGGTAGGATAAATTGGTAAAATATAAGGTGTAGAACTTGGAGTTATACTCGGCGTGTTAGTCATACTTGGAGTAGGGGAGGGCGATACAACAGGAACAGCAGTTGTTTGAGCTGACGATTCGTTAATACCATCCATTTGTTGAATGTTATTAGGAACTTCTCTCGGGATCAAATCTACTCGTCTATACTTTGACTTTGTAGAGTCCCATGCTTCCAATGGGTTTGAGTTTAAAGGAACAATTCTTTTATCAGCTTGGAACTTACCTTGTTGATAATATTCTTTCTGTTTTCCTAAAACCCCCCATACTTTTCTGTCGTATCTTTTCATTGAAATAATTGGCTTAAAATAAGGGGGAGATGACCTCCCCCATATTTGTTATTTTTAACAAGCGCAGCTTGATAAACTTAATCCTACAAGTGTAGAAGAAAGTGAACCTGCAAGTTCTCTTGCTGGATCTTTCTCTAAACCTTGTAAAGTGATAGAATATCCGTTTCTGTCTCCAAATGCAGTTCCTGTTTCACCAGTTCCAGCACTTAAGAACATACCGAAGTCTTCACCTAAGTAGAAGATTGTTCCGTCATTTGTTTCTACAAAAACTTTCATATCGGTATTCTGTGCCAACAATCTAATTTGATTTCTCTTTTCTTGGTCTAATTTGAAGAAGACAAGAGTCAAATCTTGTTGATAGAATACAGTTCCGTTCTCTAAAGAAGCGGTGATAGTTTCAACAAATGATGAAGTATTTTTCTCTACTTGGAATGTATAAACAGTTCCTCCTGTCGCTCCGACAGTAAGGATCTTTCCCGTTCCATCTACAGTAGTTCCAGTAACGCAGCCAGCAACGACATATGCCGCCTTAATACCGCCCACATTATCTCTACAACCCTTGCAGATATTCGATGTTACAAAACAAGATGAAAAACTCATAATTTATTTAATTTAGTTTTTGTAGTTTATTATGATAATCCGTTAGTGATTACGAACTGAGGCCATGCAATTTGCACGCCCACCTTAAAATTAGAACGAAGCCTAACCTCGTCGAAATCGACAGAATAAAACATTTTTAATGTCTCAGAATCCGATAATAGATCCACTCCAAGAACTAGATAGCCAGCCGGAGCTAATACTACTAAGTTCGAAGCGTTAAGACCTCCAACTGGATGAACTAAAATGTTAGTTGCCGGATGGAATGTTTTAAACTCTTCGTAAGATCCTTCAGGATTGAAATGGTAATAATTCGAAGTTCTGTAATTAATTAAATATTTTCTATAATTCGCATGTGACATAAACACAACCCAGTCAGTTCTGTTTACAACATCATCAGGGATCTGCTCGATAAGAGCATCTACTTGAGTTAATGCTGATACAGAAGAGATCGCAGTTTGACCAGTAACAACGATACCACCTGTTACAGTAGTTGTTCCTGTTCCTTGTTGTGCGAATAATTCTTTGAATCCTGAGAAACAAGTAGAAGCTGAAGATGCACCCCAGATTTGGTTCTCGATATATTGAGAAATCTGTTGCGTCTTTAAAATTGAAATTTGCTCCTCAAATGGAACTGTCTCTGGATATGAGCCAGGAGTTAATAACTGACCAAGCCAGTAATCGTTTAAATCTGAAGGACACAATGCTTCATTAACTTTATATTGACATACAGTGATGTCTCTTTGTGTGTAAGTAGTTTGACCTGATGAGTTCCATCCACAAGATCCGTCTTGAACTACTAAAGTAGAATCAAGAAGATTGATTGATTGAGAACCTTTAATTCCAGGTTGAACCTTAATAATCTTAGCCGTTTCGCCTTCCAATATTGCCTTTCTGATTAACTCTCCTCCCACTTCATCAGTGTAAGTCGCCAAGCTAGAAAGATTGAAACCGAAATCGTATTTTTTTGGTGTTGCCATAATTGATAATTCTTTTGGTTTTTTTATTTTATTTTTTATAAGAATTTACTCTTAATTGTCTAAGTTGTTCGAACAACTCAGATTTCGATGCGTTTAAATCAGCACCGATGTTTTTTGGTTGATTGATTGGCTGACCTGCTGGTTCTTTTGAGAACTTAGCAACCTTAGCCTTCATCTCTTCTTGGTCTTTCACCATAGATTCGATTTTACCCATCATAGAGTCAATTTTCTCCATAAGGGATTTCTTAAATGATTCATCGATAATATCGTTTCCTTCAGATAAATCCGGAACCATTCCCATTTCTTCTTCCATTTCTGGTAATTCTACATTCTCTCTTTCAGTGATTTTTCCGTCTTTAGTGATAATCTTGATTAGAACTTCATTACCCTCACTATCCTTGAGCTTTAATTCATGCTCACCGTCTGGTGCAGGTTGTTCTTTTCCGTCAGGACTAACAACAAAAACATCTTCACCCACATCAAATGTAGGGGACTTAACAATTGTTCCGTCTGATAATACAGCGTCAACGAATTCTTGTGTTTTCTTTTCCATATCGTATTTTATTTCGAGAACCTTGCCGTCCTCTGTTTTTATTTTGGTCGTATCTTCCAATTCGAATTCTCCATCGGGAGCTGGTAGTTGACCGTTTTCCGTAATTATAAATATCGGCTCACCTACTGTAAGGTTTGACTCAGTGATTAATTCGTTTGAACCATCAGCAAGTTTGTAACTATTGAATTTATACAGACCTAGCAATTTATTTATTTTTCTGATTGCATCTTGGTAATTCATCATTTAACTTCTTTTAATATAGATTTTATTTGTTCGACAATATCTTTGTCTTGAGTTGAGAATTTAGCCTTCTCCAAGAAATATCCTTGAACTGAAAAACCTTTAAGTTTACCGTCCTTTACTTTAGCCCAAGTATCATTGTCGTTTACCTTCATAATAATCATCCAAGTTCCCGCAGGATAATTCATATTAAATACCTGTTGTTTGTCTTTTTCAGGATCTTCAACAATCCAAGATTCAACAACATCTACATCCTTTAAGAACTTCCTTTGATGTTCTATATTGGTTGCATCCAACAACTTATCTTTCATAAACTTCTGTTGAAGTTTTTTAATAGTATCGGCTGTAAAATAGACATAATAAATATCACCAGTAATTTCATTCCTCCTAATAATCATTTTATCGGGGATCATGGCAGCTCCAACAACTAACTTTTGATCGGCATTGAAGACACTGAAAGACATATCGTTTCTAATCGACTCCAATTTTTTTGATGCCCATTCTACTCCTGTTGTTCCTCCCCATCCTAACCAAGCAACATACCCATTGTCTTTCCAAGGCGTATCTTTAAACTCGGGGGCAACTTCAGCATTCTTTCTATGTCTTTGGAACCCTGACATTCTGGCGATTGTTTCCTCAGAGATATTTTCTCCTTTACACAATTGGTTTGCTCTTACCCATCCAACTTGAGTCATCCCTTTTACTTCATCCCCATGTTCCTCTTTCCATTTGATAGCTTTACAAGCATTATTCTTGGCACTTTCAGGATAGTCGTTATAAGATTGGAATTCCTGTTTCATCATTTCCATTGCCATCTTTTCAGGGACACAATTAGGAACCTCTCTTCCGTTCAAATCTTTTGTTCCAATTGCTTCATATCCTGGCCAGCAAGCATCTTCAAGATCAGCCATCTCTAAATAACTCTGTATTTTCATTAGGTGTCCGTCCATAAATGTGGTTTCGTGTATCATCCCGACTTCCTCATCGATCTCGTGTATCAAGTCCTTAAAATCAGAAACCAATAGTTCGGCTTGAACCATATCTTCAGGTGTTGAAATACCTTTGTCTATAACTTCTGATTCTATACGGAAAATATTGTCTGCGATCTGAGCAGCACTTCTAACCATACCTTCAGTTTCCTCATTCAAAGGCATCGAAATAAGGTGTTGAAATAACTCAATCGCCTTAGGACACATTTGAAAGAACCTTGTTTGAAATCCAAGAACATTCATATTCCCTTCCTCCGAAGCCAATACAGGATGTCTTTCAACTTCATCTGTTACTTGATCCACATATGGTGATAGTGCTGAAACATTTGGATTACCCTCAGCTGCAAATCCTGTTCTTGGTGGGGTATTACCCGCTTTGATAGTTGCCGTTGTTCTTGTATCAGGCCCTGGCATTCCATCCTCATCAATAAGTCCTTTTCTAACTGAACTCTTATTAATAATCTTCCCCTCCCTTCTATAAATTAATTGAATCCACTTATGTCTACAATTAAAACTTCCACGCCATTCGAACACCGAATAACCACTAGGGCCAACAGCGTTCACACTTCTCGTGGACATTTCATCAATATCTTCTATACGGAATACTCTATTGGCTGACATCATCTCAGCACAAAAAGTTCTGTTTTTATTATCACTAGGGCCAACATACTTGTATCTGAATCTTACTTCAGGTGTATCTTGTGCTGATGAAGCATTAGGGTCGGCTAATATACTTGAGAATTCTTGTTGACCTAAGTGTTTTACTTCACTTATGATCCAACCGTCTTTTTCTAATAACCCTTGAGGTTCTCCGTAGGCTTGAAACATTTGTATTACTCTTGGAACTTCCTCGTCAGATAAAACATATCTTGATTCTTTCTTTTGTTCTTGGTCTTTAAAATATTCGAATACAGCTTCGTGTGCCGGATTCTCAACAAGAGCAATCCCATCCAAACCTGCATTATCGTCGTCGTCCTCAATGAGTAATTCGATTATTCTTGGAGTCATATACTAATAAATATCTTTTTTATTGAAAATGTAAAACCTAAAGTGTTGAACGAGATTTTTGTGCCATATCGAACTGTTGCATAGAGGTCATATCAGAAGCAACCACATAAGTTTTTATAGGTATTGATTCACCTCCGCCTCCTCCACCTAACATCGCAGATTCAGTTGCGGCAATCTGAGCAGCAGTTACACCACCACCAAATTGAAATGATGATCCTCCTCCGGCTTGATTTATTGCGGATAATAGAGGTGCGAACATTTGTGTCGAAGCGGCATTGATTACCGATTCACCATTAGACAACATTGCCGGTATTGAATCATCAGTCGAACCACCAGGGCCTGACACGATTCCACCTGAAGCCAATTGTCTTGGTTGTGATTCTGCTGCATTAGCCCCTCCACCACCTTGAGCGTCTGTTTGATCTATTTGTTTGACACCATTGATGGTTGCCATAACTGCGGTTGCCACACCAGCGGCTCCTGCTGCTAATATCGCAATACCTGCTGGAGTTAAATAACCCGCCTTAGCTGCGTTCTTTTGTGTTTGGATAACAATGGAAGCAATACCAGCTGCGTTCTCAATAATAAGACCAGCCTTAGCAAGTCCTTTATTTTTTCCTGCGACCGCAGAAATAAGTTTACCTATACTGCCAATCGCATCAACATATGCAAGTTGAGTCGCAACTCTTGCATCTTTGGAATCCTTCTCAATCTTATCTCTCTTCTTAGCTTGGTCTTTTGTAAAGGCTGTATAGTTCTTTTCTATCTCAGCTAGTTTGGTCTTATTCTGTCCCGCAGCGTTTACTTGATTGTCATAGTTCGCTTTGGCAATTCTATCCTCTTCATCGA